TGTGGAATGGGCTGGATATGATCCTAATACCAATGAGTTAGCATATAAGCCTCATGGAAGCGATAAAATGTGGTCTTATGATGACATACCACCAGAAGATGTTGAAGTTCTTACAAGTCTTTTAACACAGCGTAAATCAACGGGTGAAAATTTCATAGGTGCATGGCAGGCAGGAACAGAATCGCCTATCGGAGCTGCAATGTATCAACTCATTAAAAAATTACAAGCTGCTCGTGGTGGTAAAGGTAATGAGTACAAGAATAAATACGAAACTATCTATGATGCTTTAGAGCCAGCTAAGAAAGCAGCAAAGGAACGTCATGCAGAAAGAAAGAAAAAAGCCAAAAAGCCAAGATTTGATTAAAATTTTATATTTTTTGGCAAACTACAAATCAAAAAAGAAATCATCTTAGACATTTAATAAACTTCTCGTGAATCATTTCGATTACTTGTTTAGAGATTCTATAAGGGCTTCTAGGTCCATTTCCTATTCTTATAAAAGGAAGCAAGTTTTTTTTGATGGCTCGTCTAATTGTCTTAGGATTAACGGAAAAAATCACTGCCACTTCTTTAATTGAATAAAACTCACTGTCCATAAAGTCCTACCTCTTCCAATCAATAGTATATCAGATAAATTTTTAAGTTGTCATCATGAAACTAACTTAAACTTAGAGGCATTTATGACTTCTCCTTTTATTCCAAATTCATTCACTTATGGTGATGCTCCTCAGGGCGGTCAAGTTATGCCAATGGTCATAGCTGGACGCAATCCTTCAGATTCTACAGATAGCAATTATGCGGCTGGTTATTTATGGCTTTCTAGCCTAGATCAAGGGGGAAGCGGTAATTTATATGTTCAATCTGGAAATACTGTAGGAATTCCTAACTGGGTTGCCGTAACCGCTGGTTCTGCGGGGGGTATTAACACTATAAGTGATGGATCGACTCAGGTTTCACCTGTAGGTGGTAATATTGCATTAGAAGGTACTGCCCAACAGATTCTATCAACGGCTGATGTCTCAGCTCATTCAATTACATTTTCAATTCCTGCGGTTTTTGTAGCTCCAGGTTCTATTAAATCAACATCTACAATTGAAGTGGGAACAGATTTGACAGTTGATGGAAATGCATCTGTAACCGGAAACCTAGCCGTTACAGGAAATGGAACCGTATCAGGAGATCTTACAGTTACAGGAAATCTTGTGACAGGAGGGATTACAGAAAATGGCAATGTGGGAATTAATACTTCCGGGAGTGGAACTACTACTATCGGAAATGCCGCTGCAGGCGCTATAACTTTTGATGTTGGTACTGGTAATTTTGCTCTAAATGGCGGTGGAAATACAATAAATCTTGGTACAGATGCAGCAGCAAATACCATCGTCCTAGGGAATACAATCGCATTGACTTCTGTACATATACAATCAGGAACAGGTGATATTAAAATTGATGGTTCAACGACAGCAAAAATCATCTTGGGAACTACAACTCAAACCGGAACTATTACAATAGGTCAGTCCACAGCGGGTGAAAATATCGACATTGGTAGTGCTATTAATACAGTGGCACAAACAATTACTATTGGAAATGGTGCATCAGGAGAAAATAGCACAGTAAATATTCTATCTGGAGCAGGAACAGCAGGGGCTGGAGTTTTAGCATTAGGAAATAATGCTCGGGTAACCACAATCGGGATAGGTAATGTGGCTCCAGCAGCAGCAAGAACTATTACCATTTCGGGGGGTAATCAAGCTCAAAATGATACAGTCAGTGTATTAAATGGAAATCCTTCAGCAAACACTCAAACCTTTAACTTGATGAGCGGAACTGCTACAGGTGGTACCCAAGTAGTTAATTTAGCAAATGGTATTGGTGGTGCACTAACTATCAATATGGGCAATGGAGTCAACTCAACAGCTCAGACAATCAATATTGCCAATGGCGCATCAGCTGGAAATAGCACCGTTAATATTCTTTCTGGAAATGCCACATCTGGAACACTTGCACTTAATCTAGGTAATGGTAACGGACCTAAAACAGTTGCCATTGCGACAGGTATTTCAGGAAATACTGTCAATATCGCTACCGGAATCAATACTTCGGCGCAATCGGTAAATATTTCATCTGGCGCATCTGGTGCCAATAGCACAGTTAGTATTTTATCAGGTAACGCAACGGCTGGAACTATTACTCTTAATCTTGCGACAGGAAATAGAGCCAAGACTATAAATATGGGTACAGGAATTGACGGAAACACTGTCAATATCGCTACCGGAATAAACACAACAGCTCAAAGCGTAAATATTTCTTCGGGAGCAGCCGGAGCCAATTCAACTGTAAGCATTTTATCAGGTAACGCAACAGCCGGAACTCAAACCCTAAATCTAGCGACTGGAACAGGCGGAAAAACAGTTCATATCGCAGATGGAGCAGGAACAAACGTTGTTACAATAGCTAATGGCGCATCTGTTAATACAGTTACAATAGGATCGATTAATTCAACCTCCACTACGACAATTAACGCAGGATCTGGAAATATTGTAATGGTTGGAAATGTAACTAAAACAACAAATCCATCGTTTCTTGCCTATCTTGCTGCCACAGTGAATGATAAAACAGGAAATGGAACAGCTTACACATTAGGAACAGATGCTCTTACCGAAGTTTTCGATAGGGGATCTAATTTTAATGTTAATGGCACATTTACTGCTCCTGTAACTGGAATATATGACTTAAGATCACAAGTAACAGTAACAGGGGCAACAATTGCCACTACATTTGTTATTTCAATCGTAACAACCGCAAGAACTTATACACATACTTTTATTAAGGCAGCTGGAGCGCAAAATGAATCAGTATTGATAACAGCGCTATGTGATATGAGCGCAACCGATACTGCGCATGTAACAATTACAGTAAGTGGTGAAGCAGGGGATACAGATGATATTTTGGGTGCAGCATCCGCTCAAACATATTTCTGTGGATGTTTAGTAGCTTAAAGTTTATAAAAAATTAAATTTTAAATTTTAAACATGAGGAAATATGCTCAAACAAGCTGCTATTTTAGAAATCGTTAAAGATGACCGTGTTTATACAATGGTTTTGCCAAACAATGCTCCTTTAGGTGAATTACATGATGTGCTTTTTCAAATGAGATCATTTGTAGTTGAAAAAATCAATGAGGCCGTAAATGCCGATAAGCCAAAAGAAATAGTTGAAAACCCTCCACAAGAGTAAATATGTCATCAAATATTGTTAGATTCGATGCTGTTAGATCATTAGATATCGGCTCAATAACAGCTTCTTATACGCAGTTAGGAACTGCATTCACTCATGCTATGCGAGTTTTGCATTTTATTAATGACACAAACGGAACTTACATGATCAGTTTTGATGGTGTTACAGATAATTTTCCTGTTTTAGCTGGTGGATTTACACTTTATGACTTAACAAGCGATCAAGATTCTAATGAAACATTTCGATACGAAAAAGGATCGCAGCTGTGGATAAAATATCTTGTGGCTCCATCTGCAAGTTTAACAACCGATACAATCTATTGCGCTGCGGTATATGGTAAGGGGGAATAATGTCACAAGCTGGTCTTGCAAGAGGAATAAGCGGAGGAGGAGGAACAGGAGTCCTTACTATAACAGGAAATAGCGGAGGAGCAGTTCCGGCCGATGGTTCAAATAATATTAATATTGTCGGAGGAGGAGCAATATCTGTAACCGGATCTATTCCAACCAATACTTTAACAATTACTTCTTCATTTCCCTTTTTTATGTGGTCTGTTATTTCCGGTGGACAGCCTGCAGTTAATCAAACTGGTTATTTTGTCGATGGCGTAGGTAGAGTAGATTTATCTTTGCCAGCTATTTCATCTGTTGGGGATACTTTTGCAGTAGCTGATTTAGGCGGGAATAAATGGCGGTTAGTACAAGCAGCAGGACAACAAATTATCTTCGGAAATCTATCCACAACTGCAGGAGGATCTGGTTATTTAGAATCTATTTTTGTTGGCGATGTTGTGTGGCTTGTTTGTTGTGTGGCTGATTTACAGTGGATGGTAGTGTCAGGTAATGGAAACTTAACAGTAGTTTGAGGAAAAGTGGTAACGAATAATTTTGCAAATCTAAGAGATGCTGGGATTGCCTCATATGATGGCGCAGGAACATTTAATGGAAGAACCATAATTCAACCAGCAGCAGGAATAACAGTTGCCAATGGTGATGGAATTTCAGGAAATCCAACACTTGCCTTATCTGATGATTTAGCAGCTGTTGAAGGATTATCTACAACAGGAATTGCAGTAAGAACTGCAGTTAGTACATGGACCACAAGAACTATAACCGCAGGATCAGGAGTAAGCATAAGCAATGGAGATGGCGTCTCCGGAAATCCTACTATTTCAGCAAGTGCAGCGGTGCCAACCACTTTTACAGCTGATTCTGGTTCGGCAACACCTGCATTAAATAATCTAAATGTGCTTGGATCTGGAAGCATAGCCACATCTGCAAGTGGATCAACTGTCACAACAGCATTAACAGGACTTACAAATCATGCTATTTTAGTCGGAGCAGGAACATCAACTATAACTAAAGTAGGCCCTAGCGCAACGGCAGGACAAATCTTGCAATCGGCAGGGGCTGCAGCAGATCCGGCTTTTTCAACGGCTACTTATCCGTCAACTACCACAATTAATCAATTGCTTTATTCATCCTCAAATAATGTGGTGGGAGCAGTAACAGCAGCTAATAGCGCAAGTCTTGTTAGTACATCTACAGGTGTTCCGCAATGGTCAGGAACGATGACAAACGGACAAGTGATTATAGGAAGCACTGGAGCTACTCCAACAGCTGCAACATTGACCCAAGGAACAGGAATAACCATCACAAATGGTGCAGGAACTATAACTATTGCTGCAAATGGTAGTGTTATCGGTCAGACGATAACAGGAGATAGTGGAGGAGCGCTTAGCCCAAGCTCAGGGAATTGGAATATATTAGGGGGTCCAGGAGTAACCACATCAGGATCAGGAAGCACTTTAACGATCAATAGTGTTGTTTTTACTGATACAACAGCTGCAACGCTTGCAGTAGACAATGGTTATTTTGCAACAGCGGCCGGAACATATACTTTGCCTGCAGCTCCAGCTCAAGGGGAGTTAGTTTGTATTTTCTGTGATACAACAGGAGCAGTAGCCGTTACCGCTAATACGGGTCAAGTGATTCGTCTAGGTAGTTCAGTTACAGCAACGGCTGGTAATTTAACAAGTAATGCAAGAGGCGACACCCTTACATTAAGATTCCGAACCTCGGGATCTGTTTGGGCAGTTGTTTCGGTAATTGGTAATTGGACTGTTAATTAATGGTTACAAATAACGCTAAAAATGAGCCAACCGCAGCATCAGGAAAGGTTTTACAAGGCCAAGGAATAGGAACGGCTTCTAATTTTAGTACGGCTACTTATCCAAGCGTCGCAACAGGAACAGGAAAAATCTTAAGAGCAGACGGCACAAACTGGAGCCCGACTACGGCCACTTACCCCGATTTAGCCGGAACGTCGACCAATGTTTTAACAAGCGACGGCACTAATTGGGTATCCTCAGCAGCAGCAGCAGGGACAGCATTATATGGGTTTATTGATTCTAATAATACAGCCGCATCTATGGCGGCGAATAATACCTATTATTTCGGACCAAATCAAACGCCTCAATTAGGACCTTCAACACCACCAACTTATTATAGATTCTATGCGCCTATTGCATTTACGATGAATAGCATAGCTTTAAATTTTTTTGCTTTTTCTGGAGGAACTAACGAAAATGCAACTTTATTTGTAAGAAAAAATGACACTACGAATACAAATATTTCTACAACTATACAAATCACCTCTACATCAAATCCTTATAGTTTTTCTTCTTTAGGAATTTCTTTTTCAGCAGGGGACTTTTTTTGGTTTGGTCTAAATACCCCAGTAACTTGGGCAACTGCTCCGATACAAGTATCTTTATCACTTGCATTTTCAACTTAAAGGTAATTAGATATGGTCACAAATAACGCATGCGATGAACCAACAGCAGCCAGTGGAAAGATACTTCAAGGCCAAGGCGTTGGAACTGCTTCAAATTTTTCGACTGCCACATATCCTTCAACGGCTACGGGCACAGGGAAAATCCTCCGAGCAGACGGCACTAATTGGGTAGCATCAACGGCTACATATCCAGATACAGCAGGAACAAGTGGGAATATCTTAACAAGTGACGGCACTAATTGGACTTCATCAACACCAGGATCTACAGCAAATTTAAATGGATTCATCGGATCTTCTACAGGAAATCCAGCAGACTCCACAACTTATTATTTTGTTAATACTCTTGCGTTTACATCAGTAACTTCTGCAACCGACCCAAGAACAATTTTTTATGTTCCAAAAGCTGTCACCTTAGCTAAGGTTTATGGAACTTTTACAGTAAATGGCACATTAGGATCAGCGCAAAATTGTACCTTATTTATAAGAGTAAATAACTCAAGTAATACGAATATTACTTCAACTATACAATTAACTTCTTCCACAAATAACTTTAATAATACTGCCTTGGCTTTATCGTTATCTGCAGGAGATTTTTTTAATATTGGATTTACAGGGCCTGCATGGACAACCAATCCGACTACTGTATCTATTGCTTTGGGTTGGTCAACTTAAAAAATGCCCCCTCGAAAGAGGGCCCATACCACAACGCGCCTCACCATGAAACGCCGTGCCACACCGTGCCTCGCCTAGCCCCGCCCAACCCAGCCTGGCTTTACCTCACCATGCCTTGCCTTAACTTATCTTAATATCTTCACAAGTAAAACGACCATAGCCTAGTAATCTAGCATCTCCAACGCCTACGAATTTCCCAGCAGATTCAATCACTTGGCGCATGCTATCCTTAGAAATTACTGTATCATCCCATTCGGCAGAAACTGTGGTGGACCATCCAGGACAAAGAGCAAGTCTATATCTCACATTTTTCCCCTTAGTCATTGGATTTTTAACAGCTCTAATATCTAAATAAATCTTTTGCGAGGAATCTCTTGATAAGTCCTCTGATTCCATTTCATCGATATCTTTAGGAAGCTCATAGTTTAAGTAAAACTTTGGAGTATTAATAAGCAGACACCCCATAAGCTTCTTTTTTATAGAACCTCTTCCTTCTTTAACGTATTGTCCGCCTTCGCTTAAACAAGAAAAAATATAATATCCAGGTATATATAGCCTTTTGCCATCTGCAATGCATTTTAGTTTCCATTCTTCGGGGTCATTTCCAGCAGATCCCGACTTTGCTTTTGCCTTATTGGCAACATTTTCAATATTGAATCGATTAAATAAAAATGCTGTTTTGCCTGTGATTTTGAATTCTATAGTCTTCATTTTTTTCCTTGTTTAAAAAAACTTGCCATGCCCTGCCATTCCATGCCCCATCTCGCCTCAACGTGCCACGCCGTGCCCTGCCATGCCTTACCGTGCCCTTCCTTGCCCGACCACTCTCTACCCTACCCCGCCACGCCCGGCCTTACCGTGCCCTGCCATGCCACGCCATGTCCTATTGATTAATTTAGGCTGATATGTAATATTTTTTTTAATTGGGCTATTCATTATACGGTTATTTAGATTTTTTGCATAGTCCATGTAATTTAATTTCGTTAGTGAAAATTCTATCATAGGAATATATAATGCACCAAAGAATAATGAAAAAAGCATCCAAAGCACTTGAAAAAGATGCAGCTAAATATTCTAAAGAAGCAAAACATGCTAAAGGCAAGCATAAAAAAGAAGAACTCATAGAACGTAAAGAGGCCCTCAGTGCTGCGAAAGATCTCAAAAACCGTGCTAAGAAAGCTCACGAATATTGATTATATCGGCCTTTGGGGCTTATCCTTTTAAAGTGTCAAGCTCATGCCTAAGCTGATAGCAAATATCCCTTAGCGCTTCCATTTCTTCTTGCATTGTGGCAAAGCGAGCAAAAAGCCCTCTTTGTACGTTTTGACATTTCTTATCTAAGATCCGGAAATCTTTTTGCAGTAAAGTAACGGGATCATTTGTATCGAATAAATCTAGTTGGTAGCAGGTAGACATATGATGTTTTTCTCAAAATTTCGTTTCGTGGTACGAAATTTTAACACCAAAGTAAATTTGTTTGAACTACAAATAATTTTTAGCTACATTTCAGCATTAACAATGAGGTTTTATGAAAGGATCAAAAGAAAATAGAAAGGTTAAAAAAGTCATGCATGAGTTTAAAGAAGATGAACTTCATAGCGGATCTAAGAAAGGCCCTCTTGTAAAAAATCCTAAACAAGCAGTTGCAATAGCTATGTCAGAAGCCGGCAAGTCAAAAAATAAAAAGAAGCCGACTGCTGCTCATAAAAAGAAATGATGGCCCAAAAGACGATTATTAACTACTACGAAGTAAAAGACGGCGACGAATTAGTAATCGAATTTGTGATGAAAGAAAATGTCATCAACACATTTAAAATGGATCGTAAAATAGCCATAGATTTAGCCCATGGAATATTGGAAACTCTTGGCGAGTATTGATTAAGCTTTAGCTCATGCACAAGAAAAGCCGATTTCGTGTGCATGAGAAGGTTTAAGATTCATCCTCCTTCTGAAAAGTAACTCTCCATACTTCTTTGGATTCTTTTCTAAAAGATTCTAAGTCTAAACCTTCAGGCCAGGGAACTCGTGCATAATCGATATGTCCTCGTCTAATGGATTTAGTGAGTTTAATTCCTGCTCCATATCCTGACTTGAAATCTGCCAAACGTATGAGTTCGTTTTTGATATCTTCTTTTCTTGATTCAAGTTCTTTGAGCTTATCGAGAAGTTCTTTTTCTTCGGCGTGCAATGCTGCGTATTGGTCAGAATAGTGTATCCAATCTTCACTTTTGATTTCCTCAGTATCTCTATCGGTTGGCTGCGGGGGATTTCTGTCTTGTATTCGTTGCCAGAATTCAAGTTCTGCTTGTAATAGTCGTTCGGTATACTCATTGTCCTTTTTAACCTTAAAAATTATGAAATCGGAGTCAGAAACATAACTCATGTAATACATTTCAGGCAATTGACAAACTTCCATGATATGCTGAAGTTGAGGGATGTATTTTTCTGGAACAATGCCTTTTAAAGCTAACTCGTGGTCTGCTTTGCCGGGGCATTTTATCTCTACCGCACAAGCCCCATCCAATTCTAGCCCATCCAGGCTCGCAGAAAGCATTTTGTGTGTTGGGTGTACTTTGACACTAGGAGTCATCAAATAGCCCGTCTCAGCCTCAAATAAGGCCAATGCGAGGGGTTCTAATTCTACCCCTCTTTGCATTGCAAAGTTTGAGTTGTCCGGAATTTCCGGATCACTGGTTTTCTCGTGGTACAGATCGAGGACAGTCTTTCCAAAATGGATGCCATTCATTAAAACGCAAGCGTCCGTTGCTGTCAATTTGGTGCGTCTCCAAGCTTTCCATTCAGGAGATCTCTGAATTAAATGTGCTTCCATGTTTGCCTTCTTATAATTTTCCATACATTTCTATATGCAGATTTATATTTTCTAGATAATTCAGAAATTAAAATTCCTTCGGAGTATTCTTTTCTCATTAAAAGGATCGTTTTTTCATCAAAAATACTATTTTGGTGAGCACTGCCCAATGTAAGGTTTTGTCTTTTTCTAACGACCATATCAATAGCATTATCTTTATGAGTTCCAACGTAAAGATGATCGGGATTTATACATTTTCTGTTATCGCATTTATGACAAATTAATTTAGTTTTTTCAAAACTTCCCTTATAAAATTCATAAGTCGCTCTATGCATTCTGGTTCTTTTATTTTTAAAAGTGCAAATTGCATATCCACCTTTATCTAATTTACCTATCCAATTCCAGCATCCATTCGTATCGACTACAGTATTATTTATAATTCTTTGCTTAAAAGGTGGCTGTTTAAGACAGCCACAAGAAGTTGAACATCCTGAAGTTAAAGAGCATCTAACAATTGACCTTTCATTTCCGCAATCGCATTTACATCTCCACACATAAATTCTATTTCTTTTTTCAGATTCCCTATATAAAACCGTAAGTTTTCCAAACCTTGAATTAGTTAAATCTGTGGGGAATTTTTGACCTTTTCTATCAGAAATTCTACCCATTAATCGCATCCTCTCCGTATTTAACCGTGTTTTCCTGAGCCTTGGCCATTAGCCGTTCTTTGGTATTCTCATAACAAGCCAATGGAAGTAAGCTTAGCGAATTAATCTTCTTACGCTCTGCAAGCCATGAATTAAACTTAGCTTGGTAATCAGGAGAACATTTATCTAGTAAATCTTGAAGCTCATCTGTTTGATCTTGAGAAATATTTTGCTCAGCTAAGTTATTCGAGGCTTGATGCATCTCCTCATCTGAATAAAGCCCTGATAGCTCATTAGGAAATGCCTTCCTTAGGGCTAATGATTCAGCGCATTTAGCTAACATGACATGGGGTTTAGATTCCCAGAAAGGGTTCATCTTTCCATTTGAGTAAGGTTCGGGTGCATACTCAGAATAGTAAGCAGAAGCAGCAACTTCATGCCAAGTGCCGTCAATTGTCTGTTTCTTAACGTAAGAAGTGGCGCATACGACTTTTCCGTCCTCATATTGATAGGTTGATTCACGACCAGGACAATAACGGCCTGTACGCTCTGCAATGAGCCGATATCCATCAATAGAAGTCTGGATGGTCATTTGATCTTTTCTTTTGACTGCATAAATCTGTTTCATGAAAGGATCAAGACCCGTCTTTTTACAGACGGCTTGAAAAAGTTTTAGCTCATCATCGTTTATGCCTTTGCAAAGATAGTTCTTAATTAAAGCTACTTGCTCAGGGTTAAATTGTGTGATTTCGTTTTTGTTTTGCATAGCTACAGTCATTTTATTCTCCATAATTTTCGTAATAATCCAGGTCTTCTAAGTCTTCTAAAATCAATTTACACATAGTTTCGGAGTCGTTATTCAAAGCAGCTATATGCTTGTCATTAAGTGCAAGTTTTTTTACTATTTCTGAAGCTTGTTCTAAACCGTTGTCGTAAGCGAAGGCGATTGTTCCTGCAATTGCTTCCGCTACGCTCGGATCGACAAACTTGTAAAGCCGCTTTACAGCTACAGCCTTATATTCCTCTATTTGAGCCTCAATATATTCATCTCGCTCTTGTGTTTTTTGCAATTTCTCAAAATATGCACACGCTAAGTCTTTAGCATCTGGGAACATGTCAGCCTCCAATAATTAAAAGTAAAAAAGTCATTGATCCTAATAAGCAAAATATAGCCACACTTTCAGCGTAGGCAATCTGATCGCTAGTCATAAAATCCTCCTATGAGCATAAGTGAAGAAGCTGTCGATAAAATCGACTACATCCCAATTATTATTTCTATTTAATCTTTCATCTTGCTCTTGCATTAACAGCTCAAATTGATCTTCAAGATCTAGTCTTGACATATCTTCTTCATAATCATCAAACTCCTGCGGTGTCATTCTTTCATACCATTTTTGCTCAATCATTTAATCCTCCTTGACGTTTAAGTCGGTATCTTGTTATCGTTATGTCCATAAATATACATAATCGTGAAATTTAAAGCAACAAAAAAGAAAGGAAACTATGAAACTTGCACAATTTCTACTAATGAAGCGTTGGAACTCAGCTATATTCGGAAGAGAATATGGAATATCGGTTTCTCTTTTACGTAAGATTATCAATGAAAAGGGTAACTGGGGGGTAAGTCTTGACTTAGCTTTGTATCTCAATCGGGTTACTCAAGGGGCGGTCACACCGTGGGATCTTTGTCCCCATGCTGACGCGATTAAGACAACGGGATGGCAAGATTTGAATAAGAAGCGCAAGAGAAATAAAAAAAAGGCAGACAACCATAATAACATAGGCCCAGTCAACACCGATTGACTTAAGGCGTCCGTAGATCTCTTTGAAAACTTCTCGCATAGTTTTCTTATAGCTCTACGGAATATTTATTCAAATAAATATTGTAATTTACTGGAATTTATAAGACGTGTTAGAACAGTTCTATACAAAATTAAAGGACGAAAAAGTCAAATGATACTTAGCTTTGATGAATTAATGCAACTACTTTTGACTAGCAAAATTGAATATTTTGGGTGGAATGGAGTTGTGTATCAAAGATCAAAGAGATTGTTTTGACT